ATGTTTTGCGAAGAAAAAGTAGCTCAAATGGCTGCATACCTACTTCTTAAGCGAGGTGGGCGCATGGCATATCTGAAATTGATGAAGCTGCTCTATCTGTCTAACCGCAAGTCGATTTTGAAGCATGGCAGGATGATCGGCGAAGATAGTCTTTACTCTATGAAATTTGGTCCAGTCATGTCGAATACGCTGAACTTGATTCGTGGTAAGGCTGAAGGCATTGGTGACTACTGGTACAACTTGATAGAGACGAACGGGCATGATGTGTTGTTGCGTTCAGATCCGAGGGAAATGGATGCAGACGAGGTCTTTGATGAGTTGAGCCGTGCAGATATCCGGATTTTAGATGAAATCTATTCTCTGTATGGGCATATGAACCGATTTGATCTCGCAAACATGACGCATTTAGAAAGCGTTTGTCCAGAGTGGCATAATCCTGGCAATTCTCGTAAGCCTATAGACCTGAAAGAAATGCTGATCAGTGAGGGTAAAAGCGAGGATGAGGCTAATCGTATAATTGGCAAAATGGAAGAATCTCAGAAACTTAAGGAATTTTCTTTGCAATTATCATGACGGATTATCAGCCATACAGGAAAGGAACTGTGCTTGCCCCAACTGGGCCATGCAATCATCTTCATGTGATTTGTAATGATCCTGTTTATTACCCCGTTAACGATTGTTATTGTGTTTTAGTTGTTAATATTTCTAGTATCAAGGATGGTGTCCCCCACGATCCGTCTTGCGTCTTGAATTCTGGTGATCATCGCTTTATCAAGCATCCAAGTTATGTTGTTTACGCTGAAGCTATAATTTGGCGAGTGGATAACATGGTTAGAAAGCAGCGATCGGGTGAGATTTCTGTTCATGATGATATGCCAGAAGCTACATTCAATAGAATTCTGGACGGTTTTGATATATCTGATGAAGTTACGCCAAAGAACCTTAAATTTAAAAATAAATATTGCGTATCATCTATTGATGATGAGTAAACAACAGGAATTTTTTCGGTATAGCTTCTGGAGTTTTCTATGGAAGATCAAAAAGCAACCAAGCCACAGGTTAAGTTCGACACAATGAAAGCATTCGCAGGTATGGGGGCTGCTGCTGAAGTTCTGATGAAGGCTGCTCCTAATGCGTTCACTCACGCTATTGTCTCTGGTAAAGAGCAGCAGGGTAAGCTTCGTCGTCGCAAAGCAGCATGATCATAGCTGGTGCTTTTTGAAAACCCGCCTTTAGGCGGGTTTTTTCTTTAGTGATGTTCTTTGCCCTTCTGTTTGCCTGTTCTGACCTGTTCCCACTCGATACGTCCTTCTTCTCGTCTTTTGTCTATATATTCCGCAAGATCCTGAATATTGATGCAACGTTTTGCTTTTTGTGATGTGCCGATGCGATATGTTGGAACGGGCAACTTACAAGCGTTTGCTTTTGCTTCTGCTGTGGCTGGACTCATACCAAAGTATTTTTGACTAACTGCTGAGAGTTCAATGTTTGGGGTATTGAATTCAGCCATCAGTAAAAACAAGGTATTCATATCATTTCTCCATCATAACCGGCTGCACCCGGTGAGTTACTTATTCATTTCAATAATATTATTTTCTATCATTGACTTATTTAAAACCAAAGAAGGAGCAAGATGGTTGTCTATTTTAAACAATGCATAACTTTTAAACCGTTGGTGATATCCGTAACCAATAAGGATGCTAGAAAAATCTCTTAATTCATCTTCTTTTAAAAAATTAAAATGAAATGGGTTGTCACCATTTATGAACAATGAAACATCTATTATGCAGTATTTCTCTCCGTTGTCATTTGCATAGAAAAAAATATAAGACATTCTGTTTGTTAAGACAATGCCATTAAATTTTCTTATGTCTGTAGCTATTTTGTTTTCCATGTTTGGTGCCACATATTTATTTTCAGAAATACATTTAATTTCATCTCCAGATGTCGTGATTATATAAAAATGAAACTTATCAGAAATATCTAACTTAACTACGCCATCATTATTATAAAGGCTGCTAAATTTTGGTGGTTCAACTTTTAAAGAATCATAGTTCTTTAAAAGAAGAGGGGAGTCAAATTTAATAACTTGTAGTATCCCTTTACCTTCAACCTCCATATTGATTGAAGATATAGCAATTGCATTATCTCTTTTATTATTCAGGATTATGGTTGATATATGCATGTCATATATTCTACTTACATCTGTCGAATACGACACTGTCACCTTTTTTGATATTTTTTGCACGCCAAAATATATAGTGAAGGCAGCGGCAAGAATAGATAAGAATTTAATGTCAAATAAGGACCATAGCCACATTAGTTGCTCAATTGCTTCAGAGTTAATCATTTGCTTTACCATTATCGCTGTAATACAACACATGTGCGTATATATACGCAATGCAATTATTTTGCAAGTGCTTCATTTACTATCAATAGCTACGTCACGTTATTGTTTAATGGTTCTTTATAGGGGCGGCAATAGTTAAAATTATCGCTTCCGTAAATGCCCCCGCAGGGGCATTTGCAGTAATGAAATCAGGCGGTGAAAGTACCAATAAAGGTTTCTACTTTGCTGTCTTTGAATTTCTCAACAAGCAGATCACGAAATTCGTTAGCCATTTCTTCCTGCACCGCTTCCAGCTGAATAATGCGCAGAACCAGTACAGGACGATCGCCAGTGATAATGCTGAGGCGTAATTTAAACGGACGTTCTTTCAGGCCTTCAAACGGAACGCATTTAAATTCAAATGCCACTGGCATAATGTCTTTGGTCTTCGCTTCGACAGACTCCATCAGGGAGCGTTTGCCGCTGAAGTCATTATCTTCAAAATCAGCGGCCTGGTTTGCTTCAATCGTGATTTTACGGACAGCCGCAGCCGCTTTTGTTGCCTGAATAGCGTCACCATTAGCATCAAAGCCCACAAGGTAGTCGGCCCAGTCTTCAATCCATTCTGCCAGTGACTTCTGGGAGTTACGCTCGCCGTTAACAGACAACAGAGCAGAGAACGGTGCTGTCTTTTTCAGTTTGAGAGTGGCGGTGTTATCTGCGTGACCTGGTTCATCAATAGTACCTAGGTTAAGCACACTGACGGCACGCATATTATCGGCATCGATAAAGCAGCGGGTGCCTTCATCTGCAAGATCTTTAGAATAACGGGTAAAGTCATCGATGCTGGCAGTGGAAAGCGCACCACGGAAACGGAAGCGATTTAAATTAAATTTTTCCAGATCATGAATGCGGAAATTCTCAGGCAATGCCACAGCATCGGCACCAATCTTACTGATAATTTCATTAACACCCTGAGCAGAAATAAGGGCATGGATTTGATTAATTGCGGTTGCGTCTAAGTTCTGAGACATAATAAGTCCTCACTATATAAAAATATTCAGTGATGAGAGAAATAATCAGTTTATTAAAAACGATATTAATGACCTGCTGCGCGGAGTTTTCCGTCAGGTTCACCGGCAAGAGTCAGTAATTGTCCCTGGTCTTCCTGCAGAATAGTCAGGCGACCACCGCGATTGACATACATCGGCGTTTCGGTGGTGTCTTCTTCGGAAATTTTCCCGCGGTTAGTTGGGCGAACATATGAGAGTTTGTGTTTGATTTTCACACGGTTCTCATCAAACGGTTCGATTTCCAGGTTGAGCGAGACCTTACCTTTGGTTTTCGTGTTCATCACACCGGAAGCGACTTCACTGAGAACTGCGCCGATTTTGGTTTCAAATACGCCGCCGTCCAGCTCCCCGATAAATGCCTGCACATCAGTACTGCGTTCGCTAGCCATTTTGCTGCTCCTCATCATATCGACCCTGCAAGGTCGGTTAGTTTCTCCACAAAACAGAGAAGAACACCTGCAGTGGCTGCTGCCCGGATGGATTGGGTTATGAGCCCGTCGTCCGGTGATGCTCTTCTCTGTTTTGTAAAAAGAGCGGTACCAGCCGGAAGCAAGTGTACAAACTGGTACCGCCAAAGCAGTGGCTGTTGTGGTGGGGTTGTCACTCAGGCGTATGGTCAACCTGACAATCCGGTGTCCTCAACGGGGAAAGAGTAACCCCGCCATACTTACCGCCGCGCCATTTCGCGGATTACCACAACGCTGAGAGCACTTAGCCAGTTCGGCGCCACACTTTGTCTCGGCTCCATAAATGCTCTTATCGTTGCACCCTGGTCTCTTCCCAGGCGTCAAACCGAATCGCCACGCTGGTTAGGCGTCTTATCAGCATCATCATTGACTTGCACATTCCGGCTACCTGGTTTGTTTGCCCGAGCAAGGAGTGGATTGTCCCCTTTAACGTCTCCAGACCGCTAACGACGCATGTGCCATACGCCGTGTTACAACCAAACTTTGTTTGAATCTTGCCTGTTGCATGTTTCTTTTGGATACATTATGTATCCCAAAGGTACATTGTCAAGTATAAAAAAACCTGCCGAAGCAGGTTCATAAATATTGATTAGGTCTTTATTTTGTATCTTCTTGGTTTTCCCGAGAAAATCACTGTACCAATTATAGAGCAATTACCGTTGATCTTAATGTAAGGTTCAGGCCAGTTTGGGTTTAATGCTTTGAGGTAACGCTGTGTTCCATCTTCTATCAACCGCTTGAAGGTGGTTTCGCCTGTATCGTGCATCAATGCAATAACGTCGTCACCGTGGCAGGCAGGGACTTCAGGATCAACAAAAATCATGTCTCCTGGGCGGTACTCATCAATCATTGAATCACCAATCACCCGCAAGATATAAGTCATTTCACCACAGGGTACAGGGCAGGGATAAGTTTCTGCTGTGCTCAAATCAACCTCAGAATAACCAACTTCTTTCCATGCTCCGGCCTGTACCCATGATATGACAGGGACTAACGTTATTTGTTTGTTAGTGATTGAAACATCAGGTTTTTTTGTGATGTTCGTTGTCTGGTGTTCTTGATCAAGCCATCCGACAGGCAGGTCGAAACATTTTTCGATGTGCCGTGCCATGCTGTCACCGATATTTTTAGTTGCACCATCTCCCATAAACCTGCTGGTCTGGGTCGGCTCGCGATCAATCATGGTGGCAAAGGAAGAATTCCCGCCAACACCATCTCTCAGTTTTCTGGCGTTAGACCGCCGGATGTCATGGACTGTTTTCATAATGAAATTAAAACCCTTGTACCGTTAAGGTACAAGTATCTTGAAGGTTCATTTTAATCATGTAATATGTACATCGGAGGTACATATTGTATGAAAGCGTATTGGGACTCTTTAACCAAAGAACAGCAGGGCGAGTTGGCCGGAAAAGTTGGCTCAACACCAGGCTACTTACGGCTGGTTTTCAATGGTTATAAAAAAGCCAGTTTTGTGCTGGCTAAAAAAATTGAGCAATGCACGTCAGGTGCAATTACGAAATCTGACTTAAGACCGGATATCTATCCGAAAGATTAACAGAACACCTTCAATTTTTAACCACAGAACGATGAGGCTAACCGTGGGTAAGCATCACTGGAAAGTAGAAAAACAGCCTGAGTGGTACGTGAAAGCTGTCAGAAAAACTATCGCGGCATTGCCGGGGGGTTACGCTGAAGCTGCTGACTGGCTGGATGTAACAGAGAACGCATTATTTAACCGCCTTCGTGCCGATGGCGATCAGATTTTCCCGCTGGGATGGGCAATGGTTTTACAGCGTGCTGCTGGCACTCACCACATTGCGGATGCAGTCGCACAGTCTGCTGGTGGGGTGTTTGTATCGCTTCCTGAAATTGAGGAAGTAGAGAACGCCGATATCAACCAACGCCTGCTGGAGGTCATTGAACAGATCGGCAGTTATTCAAAACAGATTCGTTCAGCAATTGAAGACGGGGTGGTGGAACCACACGAGCAGGCAGCAATTAACGACGAACTGTACCTGTCAATTTCGAAGCTGCAGGAGCATGCAGCACTGGTCTACAAAATCTTTTGCATTTCAGAAAGTAATGACGCCCGCGAGTGTGCAGCTCCGGGCGTCGTGGCGTCGATTGCTTCTGGTTGTGGAGAAACTAACGCATGAACAGTTTAACAACACCCTACCGTCGCTCGCAACTGATTGCGCTTCCTGTACCGGGTGGAAAAGCGAAGGTGGAGTATTGCTATGCAGTGAATGTACCAGGTGACAGGGAAATTGTAACCCACAGCTTTGCAGAGTGGGCTGTGGGTGATTTCAACCGGCAGAAGGAGACAGTCCTTTGCGACAAATTAACCGCTGGTTCAAAGATCACTACGGAGTACCCGTCAGAGTCATTCGTTGGGAGCCGGAAACACAACGGGTTATCTACCTCCGCGAAGGCTATGAGCATGAATGCTTCAGTCCGCTCGAACAGTTTCGTCGTAAATTCAGGGAAATAGAGGTCGGTCATGAGCACTAAATTAACCGGCTATGTATGGGATGGTTGCGCAGCGTCAGGCATGAAATTATCCAGTGTGGCAATTATGGCCCGCCTGGCTGATTTCAGTAATGACGAAGGTGTGTGCTGGCCATCAATTGAAACCATTGCCCGCCAGATTGGCGCAGGGGTGAGTACTGTAAGAACGGCTATCGCACGGCTGGAAGCAGAAGGCTGGTTAACGCGTAAGGCGCGTCGCCAGGGTAACCGCAATGCGTCGAACGTCTATCAGCTTAACGTTGCAAAGCTTCAGGCTGCGGCACTTTCTCAACTGTCAGATTCTGACCCGTCAAAATCTGACGCATCAAAATCTGACCCGTCAAAATTTGATGCGTCGAAATCTGGCAAAAAAGCGGGTTTTCACCCGTCAGAATCTGGCGGGGATCCGTCAGTAAAATCAAAACATGATCCGTCAGATAAAAAACCTTCTCGTCCGGACGCTTCGCAACCGGACACGCAGACGGCTGAACAGGATTTTTTAACTCGCCATCCTGATGCGGTTGTATTCAGCCCTAAAAAGCGCCAGTGGGGGACGCAGGATGATTTGACCTGTGCACAGTGGCTCTGGAAAAAAATCATCGCCCTGTACGAGCATGCCGCCGAATGTGACGGCGAGGTGGTTCGTCCCAAAGAACCGAACTGGACAGCCTGGGCAAACGAAATTCGCCTGATGTGTGTGCAGGATGGTCGTACTCATAAACAAATCTGCGAGATGTACAACCGTGTCAGCCGCGACCCGTTCTGGTGCCGTAACGTGCTCAGCCCGTCGAAGCTGCGGGAAAAATGGGATGAACTTTCCCTGCGCTTATCGCCGTCCGTCAGCACGTACACAGAAAAACGCGAAGACCCGTACTTCAAAGCCAGTTACGACAATGTGGACTACAGCCAGATCCCGGCAGGATTCAGGGGGTGATAATGAGCCTTTTGAATGACGTTCAGAAATTCATTGAAGCCCATCCGGGGTGTACTTCCGGAGACATTGCGGATGCTTTTGCAGGTTACTCACGGCAGCGCGTTCTGCAGTCAGCAAGCAAGTTACGTCAGAGTGGGCGTGTGGCTCACCGTTGTGAAGGGGATACACGCAGACATTTCCCGCGCCAGGCTGAGATATTGCAGGAGCCGGAACCAGTTTGTGAAACCAGACCTGTGCGCAATTTCTATGTCGGCACTAACGACCCCCGGGTGATTTTGTGCCTGACCCGCCAGGCTGAAGAACTGGAGTCCAGGGGCTTATTCCGTCGAGCTGCAACGGTGTGGATGGAGGCATTCCGTGAAAGCCACTCCCAGCCAGAACGAAACAATTTTCTGGCGCATCGTGAGCGGTGCTTACGGAAAAGCAGCAAGCGCGCTGCATCGGGTGAAGAGTGGTATCTGTCAGGGAATTACGTGGGGGCTTAATGAGTAATAAATATTGCCAGGCGCTGGTGGAACTGCGGAACAAACCAGCCCATGAACTGAAGGACGTGGGCGATCAGTGGCGCACGCCGGACAACATTTTCTGGGGAATTAACACCCTGTTTGGCCCGTTTGTTCTGGATCTGTTCACTGACGGTGATAACGCCAAATGTGCTGCGTATTACACGGCGGAAGACAACGCGCTGGCGCATGACTGGTCAGAACGTCTTGCGGAGCTTAAAGGTGCTGCCTTTGGTAATCCCCCATACAGCCGCGCCAGTCAGCATGAGGGGCAATACATCACCGGCATGCGTTACATCATGAAGCATGCCAGTGCCATGCGTGATAAGGGCGGGCGCTATGTTTTCCTGATCAAAGCTGCCACCAGCGAAGTTTGGTGGCCGGAAGATGCAGACCATATTGCTTTTATTCGCGGGCGTATTGGTTTTGAACTGCCTGCCTGGTTTATCCCGAAGGATGAGAAGCAGGTGCCGACAGGAGCGTTCTTCGCTGGTGCTATTGCTGTTTTCGACAAGACCTGGAAGGGACCGGCAATCAGCTACATCGGGCGCGATGAACTTGAGGCATGTGGTGAGGCCTTTCTGGCGCAGGTTCGCCAGCAGGCGGAAAAACTGGTCAGGGAGATGGCGGCATGACGACGTTAACTCAATGCCAGCAGCAGGTGCTGGATATGCTGATTTCTTACCAGAAAGAACGTGGCTTCCCGCCAACCAATCAGGAGGTGGCAACCATGCTGGGATACCGTTCAGTGAATGCAGCGGTGGAGCATCTTCGCGCACTGGAGAAAAAAGGCGTCATCACGATAAAGCGTGGCGTGGCCCGGGGGATCACGCTTCATACCGCAGTGAAGGACGACGACAGCGAAGCGGTCGGTATCATCCGCGCACTGCTTGCCGGTGAGGAGAACGCTAGGTTGCGTGCAGCCCACTGGTTACATGAGAGGGGCCTGAAAGTATGAAGTTGATCCTTCCTTTCCCGCCCAGTGTGAACACGTACTGGCGACACCCCAACAAAGGGGCATTTGCTGGTAAGAGCCTGATAAGCGAGGCGGGGCGAAAATTTCAGAGCGCGGCGTGCGCAGCAATAGTTGAGCAGTTACGTCGTCTGCCGAAACCAACGTCGGCACCTGCTTCAGTGGAGATCGTGTTGTTTCCTCCGGATAACCGGATCCGCGATCTGGACAACTATAACAAGGCTCTGTTTGACGCCCTGACCCACGCGGGTGTGTGGGAAGACGACAGACAGGTGAAAAGAATGCTGGTGGAGTGGGGACCGGTTATCCCGAAAGGGAAGGTCGAGATCACTATCAGTAAGTATGAGAAACCGGCGGGTGCAGCCGCCTGATTAAGAGGAGAAACGAAGTATGAATAATCTGATGGTCATTGATGGTATTGAAGTTCGTCGTGATGCTTATGGGCGTTACAGCCTGAACGATCTGCATCGCGCAGCAGTAGCATCTGGTGCAAATGCCAGAACCAAGGAGCCAGGAAAGTTTCTTTCCAGCCAACAAACTGTTGAGCTTATTCATGAATTGACCAACACCCAGAATTTGGGTGTTGACCCGGTGAGTGTGATTCATGGGGGAAATGAACGGGGAACGTATGTCTGCAAGGAACTGGTGTATGCCTATGCAATGTGGATCAGCCCGTCATTCCATCTGAAGGTGATCCGTACTTTCGACATGGTAACCAGCGCACCGGAAAAATTATCCGGACAGGCTGCTGACAAGATGCAGGCTGGTGTGATTCTGCTGGACTTTATGCGCCGGGAATTAAACCTGTCTAACTCTTCAGTGCTTGGTGCCTGTCAGAAACTCCAGGAGGCTGTTGGCTTACCGAATCTGGCACCGCGCTATGCCATTGATGCTCCTGCTGATGCACACGATGGCTCAAGTCGCCCGACACTGTCACTGAGTGCACTGCTGAAACAGTATGGTATACGCCTGACGGCTAATCAGGCATATCACCAGATGGTGAAACTGGGGATCGTCGAGCAGCGCGAACGATACAGCCGTACCGCGATTAACAACATCAAAAAATTCTGGTCGCTGACAGCGAAAGGTTGCATGTTCGGCAAGAACATCACCAGTCCCGCAAATCCGCGCGAGACGCAGCCGCATTTCTTCGAATCCCGATTCCCTGAGCTGTTAAAGCTGCTCGATACCGTTCATTGAGGTGAACGTGAGAGCACTACTGACCCCTGAAATTGCCCCGCGTATGGGGATCGTATTGTTCAGACCAGGTTCAGAGCTGATGCCCCTGTTTATGCAGGGGCGTGTCCTGCTGGAGCCTGAGCCGGAACGTTATTCATCTTTCGCCAGTGGTGCCGTTCCGGCGGCATCACAACCGCTGGCGGATGATCCTGCCGTTCGGGCCGTGTTCCGCAATGAGGCAGTGATCCGTCGTGCTGGTGGCGTGGAATGTCTTGAAAGCTGGTTACTTCGTGAAAAAGGCTGCCAGTGGCCTCATTCCGACTGGCACAGCGAGAACATGACCACAATGCGACACGCGCCGGGCGCAATCCGTCTGTGCTGGCACTGCGATAACCAGCTGCGCGATCAGTTCACGGAACGGCTGGAATCAATGGCAACGGATAACTGTGCCCGCTGGGTGTTGTCTGTTGTGCGTCGGGATCTCGGTTTTGATGACAGTCACGTTGTGACAATGCCGGAACTGTGCTGGTGGCTGGTTCGTAATGATCTGGCGGATGTCTTACCGGAAAGCGCAGCCCGTAAGGCACTGAGATTACCGAAGCCTGTTGTGCCATCTGTCACCCGGGAAAGTGACCTTGTGCCTTCGGTTCCTGCCACCAGCATCATCCAGGATAAAGCGAAAAAGGTGCTGGCGCTGAAAGTGGATCCGGAGTCGCCGGAGTCTTTTATGTTACGCCCCAAACGTCGCCGCTGGGTTAACGAAAAGTACACGCGCTGGGTTAAGACACAGCCGTGTGCATGTTGTGGAAAGTCTGCTGATGATCCCCACCACCTGATAGGCCACGGTCAGGGGGGAATGGGTACAAAAGCGCATGACCTCTTTGTGTTGCCTTTGTGCAGAAAGCATCACGACGAGCTGCATGCGGATACCGTGGCATTTGAAGAGAAGTATGGCTCCCAGTTGGAGCTGATATTTCGTTTTATCGATCGTGCGCTGGCAATAGGCGTACTGGCGTAAGTGGAGAACGAGCATGAACCTTGAAGCCTTACCAAAATATTACTCCCCAAAATCTCCCAAATTGAGCGATGAGGCACCGGCGACAGGCTCGGGTGGTTTAACGATTACGGATGTGATGGCTGCGCAGGGGATGGTGCAGTCGAAAGCACCGCTTGGGTTTGCCTTATTCCTGGCAAAAGTTGGTGTTCAGGATCCTCAGTTTGCGATTGAAGGTCTGCTCAATTACGCGATGGCACTGGATAACCCGACATTGAACAAATTGAGTGAAGAAACCCGGTTACAGATCATCACTTACCTTGTGAATTTTGCCTTTGCTGATTATTCCAGGTCTGCGGCAAGTAAGGCTCGCTGTGAGCATTGTGCTGGTACTGGATTTCATAATGTATTGCGCGAAGTGGTGAAACACTCCAGAAGCGGTGAGTCTGTTATCAAGGAAGAGTGGGTGAAGGAATTATGTCAGCATTGCCATGGTAAGGGAGAAGTCAGCACGGCTTGCAGAGGGTGTAAGGGTAAAGGCATTGTCCTGGATGAAAAAAGAACCCGGCTTCATGGCGCGCCTGTTTATAAGATTTGTGGGCGTTGCAATGGAAATCGGTTTAGTCGTTTACCGACCACACTGGCACGACGTCATGTCCAGAAGCTGGTACCAGACCTGACGGATTATCAGTGGTACAAAGGATATGCAGACGTCATTGATAAACTGGTAACAAAGTGCTGGCAGGAAGAAGCATTCGCAGAGTTACAGTTGCAAAAAGTGACACGATAGCTACATTTTTAATGATTTTCTCCGCACAATGCTTGCAATTTTCAAAAAATATGGTTAGCCTTAACATAAAGATGGGCATTGAATGTCTAACTTTTATAAACCCGCTCAGGCGGGTTTTATGTTGCATGTTTTTTGAACAGCTGATATTGTGATCTTCATCACATTTGTGATACTGGTTGAAAGGAGATCACCATGCAAAATAGTAAACACACGACCAAGAAGGTCGTGGCAATTGCAAATAATATTGAGATTGGCTCAGTATTAGTGTCTGCTACTCAGAAAAGTATTCTGCTGAATACTGGTTGGGAATTACCAATTAGAGAAGTAGACAAGCTGTCTCATTCCTATGAGGTTTACATTAAACCTCGTCATAAAACCCTCCATCCTTCGCGATGATGAAAATAAGATTTTTGAGGCCGCCTACGGGCGGCCTTTTTTATGCGCACTTCTGCAAATCAGCGTTATAACCAGCTTCTTTCCCTTTTACTTGTGGCACTTCCGGTAATCGGAGGTGGGAATTATGAAATGCACAACGATCCTCATTCCTGGCCTGATTTACTTGAACTGTTACAGAGCTGGTGGCGTGGAGACACACCGCTGGGCGCAGTGATTATGTCGATCGTTATGGCTGGCTTGCGCATTGCCTATTTTGGCGGTGGTGGTGGCTGGAAGCGAAAAACGCTCGAGATTTTGCTCTGTGGTGCTCTGACGCTGACTTTTGCATCCGCTCTTGAGTATGTCGGATGGCCCAAATCGCTTTCTGTTGCCATTGGTGGCGGCGTTGGGCTGATCGGTGTCGATGCTATTCGTGGGGCTGCAATGCGAGTAATCGGTAACAAATTTGGTAGCTCGAAGGAGTAATTTATGCAGGTACTAAATCCCCAGCGTAAAGCTTTCCTTGATATGGTGGCCTGGTCAGAAGGAACGGATAACGGGCGACAACCGACACGTAACCACGGTTATGACGTTATTGTCGGTGGCGAACTCTTCACTGATTACTCCGATCACCCTCGAAAACTTGTCACGCTAAACCCGAAACTCAAATCAACAGCCGCAGGCCGTTATCAACTTCTTTCACGCTGGTGGGATGCTTACCGCAAGCAGTTAGGGCTGACAGACTTCTCTCCTAAAAGCCAGGATGCTGTTGCATTGCAGCAGATTAAGGAGCGTGGCGCTTTACTAATGATTGATCGCGGTGACATCCGTCAGGCAATCGACCGTTGCAGCAATATCTGGGCCTCATTGCCTGGCGCTGGTTATGGTCAGTTCGAGCATAAGACTGACAGCCTGATTGCAAAATTCAAAGAAGCGGGCGGAACGGTCAGAGAGATTGAGGTATGAGCAGAGTCACCGCGATTATCTCCGTTCTGGTTATCTGCATCATCGTCTGCCTGTCATGGGCGGTTAATCATTACCGTGATAACGCCATCACCTACAAAAAGCAGCGCGATAAGGCCGCATCCATTATCGCTGACATGCAGAAACGTCAAAGTAATGTAGCTGAACTCGATGCCAGATATACAAAGGAGCTTGCTGATGCTAACGCGACTATCGAAAGTCTTCGTGCTGATGTTTCTGCTGGTCGTAAGTGGCTGCACGTCAAAGCAGTCTGTCCGGACATGCATAAAACCACCGCCGCCTCCGGCGTGGATGATGCTTCCAGCCCCAGACTTACTGACACCGCTCAACGGGATTATTTCGTTCTCAGAGAGCGCATCGAAACCATAACTAACCAATTGCATGGCCTGCAAGAGTATGTGAGATCACAGTGTTCATATTAGAAAAGTCTTATCATGAGATTTTTGTATATGGATGCATTATGTCTCAATACGCGCGCGCCGCTTTAATCGCTTATCATTTGGTTGCTGATAGCTCAATGCCTCCTCGTGATGCATGGGATGCAGCTGTCGCAGAGGTTACAGAAAGCGAATCGTCAAGAAAGAAGATATGCCCAAGGGCAACATTTCTCGCCCTGGCGGATAGCGGTTACCTCAAGAATGTAAAACCACTGCATGGGGAGAAAAAGGGCGGTAAGTTGTACCAAAGGGCAATTGAAGTTGCGAATCTGATTCTTGATTTACCCGGAATCAGTAAAGCTGAATTGGTTGATAAAACTGGTTACAAAGACAGGCAAGGGTCTTATGACCTGATTCTCGCTCTGTATCATCATGAGCAACTCCAGCGACCGGAATAATTATCCCAGCATCAGTGTCAAAAATAGGCAGTGATACGCTATTTTCCTGAAAATACTTTACTAACATTTTATGAGAATTATCCTAGTAAAGTGTTTATTTAAAAGGAGTTTGGGTTTATGAAAATTCTCTGGGTCATCAGTCTTTTGTGTAGTGCTATTGGATTTATTGAAGGAATCCTCGGGGTTTTCGGTGCTCAGAGTGCTCCACAACAGGCTGCAGGTGCAGCAATGGGAGTAGCATGGGCAGTTATTCCATATTGTATTTGTCGTGCTATCCAACAATTGCGCCCTCGAGAAGTCATTATTAAAAAGGAAGAATGACCAGATCTTATCCGGTGTTTTTTCTGTCTAAGCCTCGCGTCGCGGGGCTTTTTATTGGAGCCAGCATGCCACCACGAACCCCAAAAGCCTGCCGCGTTCGCGGCTGCCGCCAAACCACCACTGACCCGTCAGGCTACTGCGAAAGCCACAAAAGCGAAGGCTGGAAACAATACAAGCCAGGACAATCCCGTCACCAGCGCGGCTACGGTTCGAAGTGGGATGTTATCCGCGCGCGCGTGCTGAAGCGTGACAAAGGCCTGTGTCAGTTGTGCCTGCGTGTCGGTGTGGTGCGTGAGGCGAAAACCGTTGACCACATCATCCCTAAAGCGCATGGCGGCACTGATGCAGACTGCAATCTGCAGAGCCTGTGCTGGCCGTGTCATAAGGCGAAGACGGCCCGTGAACGACTGAAGTGATAATAACTCTCAACTATCTGCGGGGGAGGGGCGGGTCAAATCTCTGTGACCTGACGTCTTCCGGACTGCCCGCCCCATCGTTTTTTTATACCCGCGAAAAATGAAATTTAACCAGGAGTGCCGCATATGGCTGGAACGGCGGGGCGTTCCGGGCGTCGCCCCAAGCCAACGGCGCGCAAGGCGCTGGCCGGAAACCCCGGCAAGCGAGCCCTGAACAAAGATGAACCCGTTTTTACGCCCATCAAAGGTGTTGAGCCACCGGAGTGGTTCGCTGAAGAAGAGCTCCCTCTCGCCACGATCATGTGGCAACTGACAACCAAAGAACTCTGCGGTCAGGGCCTGCTGTGCGTGACTGACCTCGCAGTGCTTGAGCGGTGGTGCGTAGCCTATGAGTTCTGGCGACGTGCCGTGAAAAATATTGCCAGACAGGGCAACACCATCACCGGTGCAATGGGCGGCATGGTCAAAAATCCGGAGCTGACCGCCAAAAAAGAACAGGAGTCCGAGATGAGCAGTACGGGGGCAATGCTCGGACTCGACCCCAGCAGCCGCCAGCGTCTGATTGGCCTGGCGGGGCAGAAGAAAGCCACTAACCCGTTTCTGAAAATTATCGAATCATGAGCCGGAAATCTTACCCCAACGTAAATGCTGCAAATCAGTATGCCCGGGATGTCGTGCGCGGAAAGATTGTTGCCTGCCAGTTTGTGATTCAGGCCTGCCAGCGCCATCTTGATGACCTGATGGCGGAAAAAAGTAAGTCGTTTCGTTACCGCTTCGACAAGGACCTGGCTGAACGGGCCGCCAAATTTATTCAGCTGTTGCCGCACACCAAGGGTGAGTGGGCATTTAAACGGATGCCCATCACGCTGGAGCCGTGGCAGCTATTTGTGATCTGCTGTGCGTTTGGCTGGGTCAATAAAGGCACCCGGTTGCGCCGCTTCCGGGAGGTGTATACCGAAATTCCCCGTAAGAACGGTAAATCGGCAATCTCTGCCGGTGTTGCCCTGTATTGTTTTGCCTGTGATAACGAGTTTGGCGCGGAAGTGTATTCCGGTGCCACGACAGAGAAACAGGCGTGGGAAGTCTTTCGTCCGGCGCGACTGATGTGTAAACGCACACCAATGCTGACGGAAGCGTTCGGGATTGAGGTTAACGCCTCAAACATGAACCGTCCGGAGGATGGCGCGCGGTTTGAACCGCTGATCGGTAACCCCGGTGATGGTTCATCACCCCACTGTGCGGTGGTGGATGAATATCACGAGCACGCCACCGATGCGCTTTACACCACGATGCTTACCGGGATGGGGGCGCGACGTCAGCCACTGATGTGGGCCATCACCACTGCCGGGTACAACATTGAGGGGCCGTGCTACGACAAGCGGCGGGAAGTCATCGAGATGCTCAACGGCTCGGTGCCCAACGATGAACTGTTCGGGATCATCTATACCGTTGATGAAGGTGACGACTGGACCGACCCGCAGGTGCTGGAAAAAGCCAATCCAAATATTGGCGTGTCGGTTTATCGCGAATTTTTGTTAAGTCAGCAGCAGCGTGCGAAAAATAACGCCCGTCTGGCAAACGTCTTTAAAACAAAACACCTCAATATCTGGGTGTCGGCGCGTTCGGCGTATTTCAACCTGGTGAGCTGGCAGAGCTGTGAGGATAAATCACTGACTCTTGAGCAATTCGAGGGGCAGCCGTGCATTCTGGCCTTTGACCTGGCGCGTAAACTGGATATGAACAGCATGGCGCGACTTTATACCCGCGAGATTGACGGTAAAACGCATTACTACAGTGTGGCCCCTCGTTTCTGGGTACCGTATGACACGGTGTACAGCGTCGAGAAAAATGAAGATCGCCGGACAGCCGAACGCTTTCAGAAATGGGTGGAAATGGGCGTCCTGACAGTTACCGATGGTGCAGAGGTGGATTATCGCTACATCCTCGAAGAGGCCAAAGCGGCGAACAAAATCAGCCCGGTCAGCGAGTCACCCATCGACCCCTTCGGGGCGACCGGGCTGTCACATGACCTTGCTGATGAAGACCTGAACCCCATCACCATCATTCAGAACTACACCAACATGTCCGATCCGATGAAAGAGCTGGAAGCGGCGATTGAATCGGGGCGCTTTCATCATGATGGCAATCCCATCATGACCTGGTGTATCGGCAACGTGGTCGGCAAAACCATCCCGGGTAACGATGATGTGGTGAAGCCCGTCAAAGAGCAGGCGGAAAACAAAATCGATGGTGCAGTTGCGCTGATTATGGCGGTTGGCAGAGCCATGTTGTACGAGAAAGAAGACACGCTGTCTGACCACATTGAGTCCTATGGGATCCGCTCGCTTTAACTGAGGTAATTATGATCATGCTGATTCTCGCGCCTCTGGTAGGCGTGCTGGGTGCGCTTTTGCTGGCATATGGTGCCTGGCTGATTTATCCCCCGGCGGGGTTTGTTGTTGCCGGGGCGCTGTGCCTGTTCTGGTCGTGGCTGGTGGCGCGATATCTCGACCGTACACAGCCATCTGTCGGCGGAGGTAAATAGTGTTCTTTTCGGGATTATTTCAACGAAAAAGTGACGCACCGGTGACCACGCCAGCAGAGCTGGCGGAGGCTATCGGGCTGTCATATGACACCTATACCGGAAAGCAGATCAGCAGCCAGCGGGCCATGCGACTGACGGCGGTTTTTTCCTGCGTCAGGGTGCTGGCAGAGTCGGTCGGGATGTTGCCCTGCAATCTGTATCACCTGAACGGCAGCCTGAAACAGAGAGCCACCGGCGAACGTCTGCATAAGCTGATCTCCACGCATCCCAATGGCTATATGACGCCGCAGGAGTTCTGGGAGCTGGTGGTCACCTGTCTGTGCCTGAGGGGAAACTTTTACGCCTACAAAGTGAAAGCATTTGGCGAAGTGGCTGAACTGCTGCCCGTCGATCCCGGCTGTGTGGTACCGAAGCTTAACAGTAGCTGGGAGCCGGTTTACCAGGTCACATTCCCGGACGGCTCCACGGATGTGCTGACCCAGGAGGATATCTGGCATGTGCGCACGCTGACGCTGGACGGACTGGTGGGGCTGAATCCCGTCGCCTATGCCCGCGAGGCAATATCGCTGGCGGCAGCGACCGAAGAGCATGGGGCCAGACTGTTCAGCAATGGTGCGGTGACGTCGGGTGTGTTGCGTACAGAGCAGACGCTGTCAGATCAGGCTTACGAGCGCCTGAAGAAAGATTTTGAGGAGCGTCACACCGGGCTTGGCAATGCTCACCGCCCGATGATCCTTGAGATGGGGCTGGACTGGAAGTCGATGGCGCTGAACGCCGAGGACAGCCAGTTCCTGGAAACCCGCAAGTTTCAGCTTGAAGAAATCTGTCGTCTGTTCCGGGTACCGTTGCACATGGTACAGAACACCGATCGCGCCACCTTCAACAATATCGAAGAACTGGGGCTCGGATTTATCAACTATTCACTGGTGCCGTATCTGACCCGCATCGAACAGCGGATCAACACCGGACTGGTACGAAAAAGTAAGCAGGGCGTTTATTACGCCAAATTTAACGCCGGGGCGTTACTGCGCGGGGATATGAAGTCCCGTTTTGAAGCCTACGCCACCGGGATTAACTGGGGAATTTACTCTCCCAATGACTGCCGCGACCTGGAAGATATGAATCCGCGTCCCGGTGGGGATGTCTATCTCACACCGATGAACATGACCACGAAACCCTCCGATGGCAGTAAAGCCGGTAAGCAGAAGGATAACGCCAATGCAGACGAAACAACGTCTTGATGTACCGCTGAGTCTGAAATCTGTCAGTGACTCCGGTGAGTTTGAAGGGTATGGCTCCGTCTTTGGTGTAAAGGACAGCCACGATGATGTGGTGATGTCCGGGGCATTTGCTGCTTCCCTGCGGGCGTGGAGTGACAGAAAAGCGTTACCTGCGCTGCTCTGGCAGCACCGCATGGATGAGCCCATCGGTGTTTACACCGAAATGAAGGAAGACGATGTCGGGCTTTACGTCAGGGGGCGGTTGCTCATTGATGATGATCCCCTGGCAAAACGCGCACATGCACACATGAAGGCCGGTTCGTTAACCGGCCTTTCTATTGGGTACGTCCTGAAGGACTGGGAATACGACCGGACGAAAGAAGCCTTTCTGCTGAAAGAAATCGACCTCTGGGAAGTCAGTCTGGTGACATTCCCGTCTAACGACGAGGCGCGGATCAGCGACGTCAAGAACGCACTGGCCCGCGGGGAAATCCCCGAACAGAAAAAAATCGAAAGAGTCCTGCGTGATGTCGGACTCTCCCGTACCCAGGCCAAAGCATTCATGGCCGGGGGCTATGGCGCACTGTCCCTGCGCGACGCTGAGGATGTGGGCTCTGCACTGAATGCACTGAAAAATCTGAACTTCTAATCAGGAGAAATACGATGGCGGTTGATATTAAAGATGTCGAACAGGTCGCGCAGGAGCTGCAGCAGAAGTTTGACGACTTCAAAGCAAAGAACGACAAGCGCGTTGAGGCGATTGAGCAGGAAAAAGGCAAACTTGCCGGGCAGGTGGAAACCCTGAACGGAAAACTCAGCGAGCTGGAAAATCTCAAAAGCGACCTTGAAAAAGAGCTGCTTGAGCTGAAACGTCCGGCAGGTGGTGCGCAAAATAAACTGGCCACCGAGCATAAAGAAGCGTTTGTGGGCTTTCTGCGTAAAGGCCGTGAAGACGGTCTGCGCGATCTGGAGCGCAAGGCATTACAGGTGGGCACCGATGAAGACGGTGGCTATGCCGTGCCGGAAGCACTGGATCGCAACATTCTCACCCTGCTGAAAGATGAAGTGGTGATGCGCCAGGAAGCCACGGTGATCACTGTTGGCGGTTCCGACTACAAAAAACTGGTGAATCTGGGCGGCACGGCTTCCGGATGGGTGGGCGAGACTGACGCGCGCTCCCTGACTGCCACCTCAAAACTGGGACTGATTGAACCTTTCATGGGGGAAATCTACGGTAACCCGCAGGCCACTCAGAAAATGCTGGATGATGCCTTCTTCAACGTGGAGGCCTGGATCAACAGCGAGCTGGCGACCGAATTTGCCGAACAGGAAGAAATTGCCTTTACCACCGGTGATGGCACCAAGAAGCCAAAAGGGTTCCTGGCGTATGAATCCACCGATGAAACCGATAAGGTTCGTGCGTTCGGTAAACTTCAGCATATTGTATCCGGTGAAGCGACGACGGTGACCGCAGACGCCATTATCAAACTGATTTACACGCTGCGTAAGGCACACCGCACTGGCGCGAAGTTCATGATGAACAACAACAGCCTGTTTGCCATCCGTCTGTTGAAAGACACCGAGGGTAACTATCTGTGGCGTCCGGGGCTGGAGCTGGGGCAACCGTCCTCTCTGGCGGGTTACGGTATCGCTGAAAACGAACAGATGCCGGATATCGCCGCTGATGCGAAAGCTATTGCATTTGGTAACTTCAAGCGGGGTTACACCATCGTTGACCGTATCGGTACCCGCATTCTGCGTGATCCGTACACCAATAAACCGTTTGTCGGTTTTTATACCACCAAGCGCACCGGCGGCATGCTGGTCGATTCGCAGGCCATCAAACTGCTGAAGATTGCAGCGGCGTAATCACTCAGGGGCGCTGAATTGCGCCCCTGTTCTGACAGGTGAAAGAATCATGATCCTGAAACAAGATCTGAAATGGTCACCGGACGGTATGCGCGTTGAGATCATTCGTGCTGGTGAGTATGAAGATAAAGAATTACCCGAACGGGTACGTGAAATTGCCACTGCAACAGGGATTGTTTCTGATAAGAGAACACCTGTTGCACGGGTATCTGATAAGGCTAAAAAACAGCATTCATAGAGGTAGCCCAAATGATGCCTACTCTGGAAGAGCTTCGTGTTCAGTGCCGGATTGATGATGACAATGAACAGGAGAATGCACTTCTTATGATGTATCTGGCAGCAGCCAGAGAAGAGGCTGAAAAGTTTTTAAACCGGACACTTCACGATGAAACTGTTCCTGATCAGGATACGACCGGGCTTGTAATAACACCGCTGATAAAGCTGCGTCTTATGCAACTGGTTGGCTACTGGTACGAGAACAGGGAAATGCAGGATGCTGTACCTGATTTTTTCTATACCGGACTCCGAATGTATCGGTTTCATCCCGGAACATAGGAGGATTTCATGCAGGCAGGAAGATTACGTGATCGCGTGGTTATTCTGAATATTACGACCTCCCGTACCCCTTCCGGTCACCCGGAGGAAACCCTGAAAGAGGGGGCTACGGTATGGGCAGAGGTTAAGGGGATCAGTGGGCGGGAACGTATATCGGGCGGTGCGGAAACCGCGCAGACAACAGTAAGAGTCTGGATGCGATTTCGGCGCGATGTGACGGCCGCCTCACGTCTGAAAGTGCTGACAGGGGCATTCAAGGGAGCCATTCTGAATATCGACGGGCCGCCGATCCCGGACGCACGATCCTCCAGGCTTGAAATACTTTGCAGCCAGAGAGGTGGAATGTGACGGATTTTAGTCTGGATTTTTCTGGCCTGGCGGATATTGCAAGAGATCTGGAACTTCTCAGCAGAGCAGAGAGTAATAAGGTGCTTCGCGATGCCTCCCGTGCCGGAGCAGAGGTTATCCGGGAGGCGGTTATTGACCATGCGCCAGAGCGAACCGGAAAACTGAAGAAAAACGTGGTTATTCTGACTCAGCGTTCACGGCGTCGTGGTGAAATTATCTCTGGTGTCCACATTCGTGGGCGGAATCTGCGAACCGGAAACAGTGATAACAGCATGAAAGCCAGCGATCCGCGAAACGCGTTTTACTGGCGTTTCGTGGAGCTGGGGACTATCAATATGCCTGCCCATCCGTTCATTCGCCCGGCCTTTGATACGACAGAGGAGCTGGCAGCACAGGTTGCCATGAAGCATATGAATCAGGCTATTGATGGGGTGCTGAGTAAATGAGAGAAGCCACGCTGTATGCTCTTCTGTCCCAACTGGCCGGAGGGCAGGTTTATCCTTACGTGGTCCCGCTGACGGAGGGAAAGCCTGCGGTATCTCCACCATGGCTGGTGTTTTCAGTGGTGTCTGACATCGCGTCTGATGTGCTTGATGGTCAGGCTGAATCCAGAATCACAGTGCAGATTGATATCTGGGCAACGGCTCCTGATGACGCAGATGATATCCGTGAGCAGGCGCTTGATGCGGTAAGGGAACTGGCACCATCCGTTATTTCTAAAACTCAGGGTTATGATCCTGATTCCCGTCTGAGCAGAGCTACGCTTGAATTTCAGGTAATTGCCTGAGGTCGTTAATGATTTTACCCACCCGCCGCTGGCGGGTTTTTTATTTTCAGGAGACGAGTATGTCCTCTAATTTTGAACGTTCTCAGCAGACCAAAGTCATGATCTCGTCTGCACCGGTAACGGCAGAAACGCTGAGTTCTGCCAGTTTTCTTGAACTGAGCTGTACGATTAAAGAGGTTCAGTTTACCGCCGGGCAGAAACAGGATATTGATGTCACTACGCTGTGTTCTACCGAGCAGGAGAATATCAACGGTCTTGGGGCTGCTTCAGAGATTTCCATGTCAGGAAACTTTTATCTCAACGCTGCCCAGAACGCGTTGCGTAGTGCTTATGACAACGACACCACATACGGTTTCAAAGTTATTTTCCCGTCAGGAAATGGATTTACCTTTATGGCAGAAGTTCGCCAGCATACCTGGTCTGTGGGAACCAACGGTGTTGTTGCTGCCACATTTTCCCTGCGCCTGAAAGGAAAGCCCTCTCTGACCACTGAACCTTTGAAACTCCTCTCTGATTTGAAAAGTACACTACAGGTTTCTGCCAGTGAAACGCTGAATATGTCTGTTGAGGCATCAGGTGGTGTGCCTCCTTATTCATATGTCTGGAAGAAAGGCAGCTCTCCAGTTTCCGGGCAGACATCGGCAACTTTCAACAAGGCCTCCGTGACATCCGGAGATGCCGGTGCGTATACCTGTGAGGTTTCTGATTCAGCAAGCCCGATTAATAAGGTGACCTCCACTTCCTGCACCGTAACTGTCAGTTAAGGAGGATGAAATCTATGTCTAAAAATATCCGCAATCTGGCACTGGCGACGATGTCTGGTTTTCGCCACAAAACAGTTGATGTTCCTGAGTGGGAAGGTACAACGGTTGTATTACGGGAACCCTCTGCAGAAGCCTGGTTACGTTGGCAGGAGATCGTTAAAACCGGAGATGATGATACACCGTTATCAGTTGCGGAGCGTGCCCGCCGAAATCTGGAAGCGGATGTTGAACTGTTCATCGATGTTCTGTGTGATACCGGGATGCAACCCGTGTTTTCAGCGGATGATCGGGAGCAGGTACTTGCAGTATATGGTCCTGTACATGCGCGACTGCTTCGTCAGTCACTGGAACTGATCACTGATGCTGAAGTTATTAAAAAAAAGTAGCACTTCCGGGTATTCGTTTTCTGATGATGCTGGCGCTCAGGATGGGGCGCACATTGTCAGAGTTACGCCGGGAAATGTCTGCATCGGAAATCATGATGTGGGCAGAATTTGACAGGATCAGCCCGCTGGGTGACGAGCGGGCTGATATCCGGGCTGCCCAGATAGTTTCTGCAGTTTACGGGGCGCAGGGTGTCAAAGTTCCACTGAATGAAGCGATTCTTCAGTGGGAGGTCGTTCCTGCAAATAATATTAAAGATCCGTTCACAGCGTTTGAAAATGCATTATTTGCAGCGACACAATGATCTTCTTACTTTACTGGATTATGATTCCGATTTTTATTAAGTAAATAAGGAGATATTGATGGAAGTTATTCTTATTGCGCTAGTCCTGGGGTTAATTCCGGCTATTATCGCGCAAAGTAAAGGGCGTTCATTTTGGGGATGGTGGATATACGGAGCCTTACTCTTTATCGTTGCCCTGGTTCATTCACTTGTAATCCAAAAAGATGAAAAAACGCATGAGCAACAAATGGTGAGCAATGGCATGAAAAAATGCCCTTACTGTGCGGAGTTGATCAAAGAAGAAGCCATTAAGTGTAAGCATTGCGGTAGTGATTTAACACATAACCCTGATAGTACCGTTTCGCAAAAAACGGATGATGAATATCTTGAAGAAGCAAGGCGTAAGGCTGGGCTTCTTTAAAAGCAAAAACCGCTTCGGCGGTTTTTTTTTGCCTGGAGAACGAGAATGGCGTCACTACGCGAACTGATTATAAAAATCTCGGCAAATTCGCAGTCATTCCAGTCAGAAATTGCGCGAGCTTCACGTATGGGACAGGAGTACTACCGTACCATGCAGAACGGAGGTCGACAGTCTGCAGCTGCATCCCGTGATATGCGGCGAGCACTGGCAGAAGTGACCGAGCAGATAAATACGGCGAAGTCTTCGGCAATGAATATGGCTGGCGCATTTGCCGGTGCTTTTGCCACTGGACATCTTATATCTCTTGCGGATGAATGGAGCTCAGTAAATGCCCGTTTGAAGCAGGCCACGCAGTCCAGCGATGATTTCCAGGCATCACAGCGCGAATTAATGGCGATCAGCCAGAGAACGGGTACTGCTTTTGCTGATAACGCCAGTCTTTTTGCACGTTCGGCTTCTTCCATGCGGGAATATGGTTACAGGTCTGAGGAAGTACTGAAAGTTACCGAGGCCATTTCTACAGGATTGAAATTGTCCGGAGCCAGTTCTGCGGAAGCCAGCTCGGTGATCACTCAGTTCAGCCAGGCACTGGCGCAAGGGGTTCTGCGCGGTGAAGAGTTTAATTCAGTAAATGAAAGCGGTGATCGTGTTATTCGTGCTCTGGCTGCAGGAATGGGGGTTGCCCGTAAAGATCTGAAGGCAATGGCGGATGATGGAAAGCTGACCGCCGATAAGGTTGTTCCTGCACTGATTAGTCAGCTTGGTACGCTGCGGGATGAATATGCAGCCATGCCTGATACCGTATCATCCTCTGCAACCAAAGTTGAAAACGCCTTTATGGCCTGGGTTGGTGGTGCGAATGATGCCAGCGGTGCAACAAAAACGCTTACCGGAATAATGAATGGTGTTGCGAATAATATTGATACGGTTGCCACGGCGGCGGGAGCTCTGGTTGCAATTGGTGTAGCCCGATATTTTGGCAATATGGCGTCTTCTGCGGGCTCTGCAACTGCCGGGTTAATCACTGCTGCCAGAAACGAAGTGGCTCTTGCTGAGGCACAGCTCAGAGGGACACAGATAGCAACAGCCAGAGCGCGGGCGGCATTGTATCGTGCGCAGCAGGCGGTTATGGCTGCCCGTGGTACAGAAAAACAGGCTGCAGCAGAAGCGAAACTGGCAACCGCACAGGCTTCACTTACCCGTAATATTGCTGCCAGAACAGCGGCACAGGCAACGCTGAATAACGTTACGTCAGTTAGTAGTCGGTTGTTAAGCGGTGCTCTGGGGCTGGTTGGTGGTGTGCCTGGACTTGTCATGCTGGGGGCGGCGGCCTGGTACACAATGTATCAGAACCAGGAGCAGGCCAGAGAATCAGCGCGTCAGTATGCCGCAACAATCGACGAAATTCGCCAGAAAACGTCTGCAATGTCACTTCCTGAAGCGGCAGATAATGAAGAAAAGACGCGGCAGGCTCTGGAGGAGCAGAACAGGTTAATTGACGAGCAGAAAAGTAAGATTAAATCCTTACAGGAAAAAATTGCTGGCTATCAGTATGTCCTGGCAAACCCGGGCTGGACAACCGATAACGGTTTTATGATTAACCACATGACGTCGGTGAAAACTGTCACAGAAGGGCTTGCAGAAGCAACAAGTCAGCTGGCTGTTGAGCAGTCCCGACTTTCCGGAATGCAGGAAAAAGCCCAGTCAATCCAGGATGTGCTTGCCGGGCTGGAAGAACGACGAGTGGTGCTGATCCGCCAACAGGCAGCGGAACAAAACAAAGCATATCAGTCATTACTGATCATGAATGGCCAACATACCGAGTTTAATCGTCTTCTTGGGCTTGGTAATGAATTACTTCAGCAGCGACAGGGGCTGGTGAATGTACCGTTACGGCTGCCACAGGCTGCTCTGGATGATAAACAGCAGAACGCGCTGAATAACACTGAGCGAGAGCTGACCTTATCCCGTATGAAGGGGGAAGCGCGTGAGCGTACTCGTCTGGGCTATGTAGCGGATGATCTCGGTTTTGTGGGGGATGCCTATCAGACGGCAAGGCAAACTTATATCAACAACGCGCTGGAAGCATGGCGTAACAACCAGGCGAATAAGCCAAAGGTACGTGGTGGAAAATCGGAAGCAGAAAAAACGGAAGATGCTTATAACAGACTGATTAAACAACAAAAAGAACAAATAGCACTGGCAGGACAGAATACTGAACTGGCTAAGATGAAATACCAGGTCAGCCAGGGCGAATTATCAACCTTATCAGAAGCGCAGAAACAAACCCTTTTACAGAATGCAGCACTCATCGACCAGAAAAAAATTCGTGAGCAAATTGCTGCTTATGAAAGCAGCCTGGCGGACAGTAACGCCAGTGTCAGGGCATCAAATGAGGCTCAGTTGTTAGGGTATGGAGACGGAACACGAATACGTGAGCGGCTTCAGGAAATGTGGAACATCCGACAGGAGTTTGAGCAGAAAAATAATGAGTTGCTGAGACAGTACCAGACCGGAGAAATCGAAGAAGCCCTGTGGAAACAGGAAAAAACGCTGAATGAAAAATATCTGGAGGAGCGTCTCAACGATCAGCAGGATTATTATGCAAAGGCCGATGCTTTACGCAGTAACTGGAATGCTGGGCTCAAAGAGGGGCTGACGAACTGGGCAGACAGTGCCACTGATTATGCTTCACAAGCGGCAGATGCGGTCGTTTCCACTATGGATGGTCTGGTTTCAAATATTTCTGAGGCACTGGCCGGAAACGTTGTGGACTGGAGAAACTGGGGGAGTTCGATCCTTCAGGAAGTTTCAAAAATCCTGATGAACGCGGCCATTGTTAACGGGCTGAAATCACTCTCCGGGACAATGTCGGGAGTGGGGGGATGGATTGGTAGTGTTGGCGACTGGCTTTCCGGTGCAGTAGCGAACGCAAAAGGCGGTGTTTACACATCGGCAAATCTGAGTGCTTACAGTAACACCATTGTGGATACACCGACGTATTTTGCTTTTGCGAAAGGTGCCGGGCTGATGGGCGAGGCCGGGCCTGAAGCTATCATGCCACTGACTCGGGCAGCGGACGGCTCCCTAGGGGTCAGAGCCATTGGGAATGTGAGTGGTGGCGGGGGATTTGTCTATTCTCCCGTGTATCACATCAGTATTCAGAATAAAGGGAGCAATGGCGAGATAGATACGCAGTCAGCCAGGGGGCTGGTGGATCTGATCGACAGCAGGGTTGTGTCAATTATGCAGTCATCACGTCGGGACGGAGGATTATGCAGTGCCTGAACCTGAAGTTTTTAACTGGATCCCCCGCGAGGGAATGGAGACGACACGAAAGCCATCTGTTATTACAGTAAAGTTCGGTGACGGATATGAACAGCGACGGGCTGGTGGTCTGAATGCGGATCTGAAAACCTTTAAACCGGTATTTCGTGTCACAGATGAATATTCCCGCGCCGTGCTGGACAGTTTTTTATCCCGTCATGCCGGGATGCGTGCTTTTTTGTGGCGCCCGCCAAAACACAACAGGACTGTCAGGGTTGTCTGCAGGGAGTGGAGTACTTCGGATAATGCCATGTATACCGATTTTAACTGTACCTTTGAAGAGGTCACTCACTGATGCAGGATATACAACAGGAAACACTGAATGAGTGTACAAAAGCGGAGCAATCCGCACTGGTCGTGCTCTGGGAAGTCGATCTGACAGAAGTCGGTGGCGAGCGTTATTTTTTCTGTAATGAGCAGAACGAAAAAGGTGAGTCAGTCACCTGGCAGGGGCGACAGTATCAGGCGTACCCTATTCAGGGAAGCGGCTTTGAGATGAACGGCAAAGGAGCCAGTGCAAGACCAACGCTGAAAGTCTCTAACCTGCACGGCATGGTCACCGGGATGGCGGAAGACCTGCAAAGTCTGGTCGGCGGAACGGTGGTCAGGCGTAAGGTTTACGCCCGTTTTCTGGATGCGGTGAACTTCGTCAACGGAAACAGTGACGCCGATCCGGAGCAGGAGGTGATCAGCCGCTGGCGCATCGAGCAGTGCAGCGAACTGAGCGCGGTCAGTGCCTCTTTTGTACTGTCCACGCCGACGGAAACGGACGGTGCTGTTTTTCCGGGGCGCATCATGCTGGCTAATACCTGCACCTGGACCTATCGCGGTGATGAGTGCGGTTATCACGGTCCGGCTGTCGCTGATGAATATGACCAGCCGACGTCCGATATCACGAAGGATAAATGCAGCAAATGCCTGAGTGGTTGTAAGTTTCGCAATAACGTCGGCAACTTTGGCGGCTTCCTTTCCATTAACAAACTTTCGCAGTAA